CGGCGACCACCTGCGCGAGAAGGGCTGGATCGGCATGGCCTACGTCTACACCTACGACGAAGCGCCGAAGCGGCACTGGGACCAGGTGAAACGAATCGCCCGGGCCATCAAGGAGGCCGCGCCCGAGCTACGCATCCTCCAGTGCCTCAACCAGCCCGAGGGCGTGCGCGCCCTGGCCGGCCACGTCGATGTCTTCGACGTCTACGTGGCCCAGTACCACAAGACCGGCGTCCAGGCCATGCAGAAGAAGGGAACCGAGGCGTGGCTGGCCGTCTGCTGCTATCCCATGGACAGGCCCAATCTCTTCATCGAGTACCCGCTGCTGGACGCGCGCATCCTGCCGATGTTCTGCTGGAAGTACGGCGCCGCCGGCTTCGAGTACTGGTCGCCCGTCTCCTGGGGCCGGAACTGGCGCAAGAAGCCGCCCGACCAGTGGCCGAACGCGCCGTGGGATCCCAATACGTTCGGCAGGTACAACGGCGACGGGTACCTCCTCTACCCGGGCCCCGACGGCGTGCCGTACCCCTCCATCCGGTTGAAAGCGCTGCGTGACGGGTTTGAGGACTACGAGTACATGTGGCTGCTCGAAAACCTGGTGCAACGGGCCGAGGCGGCCGGGAAGAAGGGTCCCGAGGTCCATCGGGCGAGGTCGCTGCTGGCGATGAACGACCTCATCACCGACGCGGGCCACTATTGCAGACAGAACGCCGAGTACTTCCAGTTCCGGAAACGCGTCGCGCAGGCGATTCTTGCGCTTCGCCGGATCGCCGGAGACCGACCATGAGAAGGAACGTGATCCTGCTGTCCGTTCTGTTGCCGGCGGTGTGCGCCTTCGCCGCGTCAAAGCAGCCCACCGAGGCGAACCTGGTGAAGAACCCCTCGTTCGAAGAACGCAGCGGCCCGCGCAAGCCCTACCCCGAGGAGTCGTGGGGTTACGGCTTGCTGGACACGCTGGCGCGCAGCCCGTGGGCACACTGGGGGTACTCGGGATTCTTCGCGGGCGACTACGACATCAAGTTGGCCCCTGGGCACGCCGGCAAGACGGCCGCCCGGTTGGTCTGTCGCGAGCGCGGTCGCGGCGGCATCTGCACGGACGCTATCCGCGTCACGCCCGGGACGAAACTGCGCTTCCGCGGTTTCTTCAAGGGGGTGGGTGCCAAGGGTCCGTGCTACGTGAATGTCGAGGGCGACCCCGGTGAAAACTGGGCCCGCATCGACCTCCCCGATGAGACGGATTACGACTGGACCGAGGTCAACGGCGAGTTCACTGTGAAGGATCCGGCCCGCGGACGCAAGGTCGGCGAGGACGGCAAACTCCGGATCCACCTCTTCATCTACACCAGGGCCTACGGCGAACTCTGGATCGATGACATCAGTCTCACCCGCGTCGCCGACGACGAAACCCGGCAGCGCTCGAGCCGATGAAGGCCGGCCGCTCCGAAAAACCCTCACTTGCGCCGAAGGCCTGATTGTGCCACCTTCGCTGACGATATACACTCAGCAGCAGGCTCTCGCGACGCGGCCGCGGGTGTCAGCACACGCGGGGGGTGACCTCCGGGCCAACCGAGTTGTAGCCCACCTCCTGAAGTCTATCGCGCCGCCCAGCGCGTGCAACGCCATTCTGACATCACGGACAGGTCTGGACGTGCTTGTTCACACGCCCGCCCTTGCCTCGGGGGAGGGGTGGGGGTAGGGAGGCGAGTCAGAGGGCCACCTGTGACCATCGTCGCGTCCCGGCCGTCCCTCACACGGTGCCCTTTCCCTCCTCCCCGCATCCGCCCGGGCGTGTGAAAGACCGTGGGAGTCGTGGCCCTCCCTCACACTGCGCCTTCTCCCTGGCCCAAATGCCCCCCGAAAGTCTACATGCGTAACCATTTCACCTCACCACCCGCAAACCTCTTCCTGCCGCCGCATGCGGATCGTATGATCGGATAGACAACCAGACCAGGCGACGATCCGGAGGCTGATCCCCGCCGGGTTGCCACCGAAAGAATCAAGGCCGTATGGGGCCATACACCCGTGCGGCCTTTTCTTTTCGGTTCGCCCGGGCTGGTTGTCGGACGGGAGGTAAGAGGTGGCCGACGACCTGGAACAGACGATTCGCGAGAACGCCCAGGGCCCTGCCGAGGCGCGCGGCGACTCGGTCTCGATGCGGCAGCACGACCTGAAGGACCAGGTCGAGGCCGACCGGTACCTCGCCTCCAAGGATGCGGTGCGGAAGGGCCGAGGCTTTCGCCTGACGAAGCTCGTGCCGCCGGGAGCATAGTCTTCCTTCGCCAAGGCTACGGAGGACAAGGCTTGTTCAACTGGCTCAAGAGAATCCGTTCTTCATCGAAGCCCGCTCGCGTCAGCGACCGGCAGGGCCTCCTCTTCCGCTTCCTGCGCGGTCGGTACGACGCGGCCACCACGACCGACGAGAACCGCCGGCACTGGGCGAACGCCGACGGCCTCTCGGCCGACGTCGCCAACAGCCCGCAGATTCGGCGGACGCTGCGGAACCGTTCCCGCTACGAGGTCGCCAACAACTCCTACGCCCGGGGCATCGTGCTGACGCTCGCCAACGACCTGGTCGGGACCGGGCCGCGCCTCCAGATGCTCACGGACGACCCGGAAGCCAACCGGCAGATCGAACGTGAGTTCGCGGAGTGGTCGAGGGCCGTGGGCCTTGCCGAAAAACTCCGCACGATGCGGATGGCCCGAGCCGAGGACGGCGAGGCGTTTGCCATGCTCGTCTCGAACGACGCGCTCCTGTCCTCCGTAAAACTCGACCTGCGCCTCATCGAGGCGGACCAGGTCGCCACGCCCGACCTGAAGCCCGACGCGAAGGGCGCCGTGGACGGCATCGTGTTCGACGGGTTCGGCAATCCACGTGAGTACCACGTCCTCAAGGCCCATCCAGGGAGCAAGCAGGCCGGACTCGGCATGGAGTACGACCGGGTCCCCGCCGAATCGATAATCCACTGGTTCCGCGCCGACCGGCCGGGCCAGTCGCGCGGTATCCCGGACATCATGCCGGCACTGCCGCTCTTTGCCCAACTGCGCCGGTTTACCCTGGCTGTCATCGCGTCCGCCGAGACCGCCGCCGAGTTCGCCGGCGTCCTCTACACCGACGCGCCGCCCAACGGCGAGGCCGACCCCATCGAGCCGATGGACGCCATCGAACTGGAGCAGCGGATGCTCATGACGATGCCGGGCGGATGGAAGATGGCCCAGGTCCACGCTGAACAGCCGGCGACGACCTACGCCGAGTTCAAGAACCAGATCCTGAACGAGATCGCCCGGTGTTTGAACATGCCGTTCAACGTCGCCGCCGGGAACTCCTCGGGCTACAACTACGCCTCCGGCCGCCTGGATCACCAGACGTACTTCAAGTCGATCCGCGTGGAACAGTCGCACCTCGAGGCGGTGGTTCTCGACCGGATTCTGGATGCCTGGATGGGGGAGGCGGTCCGCGCATTCGATCTTCTCCCGCTCCGCCTCGTGACCCATTGGCCCCACCAATGGTTCTGGGACGGGTACGAGCACGTGGACCCGGCGAAGGAAGCGAAGGCACAGACGACCCACTTGGCGAACCACACCACTACGCTGGCGATTGAGTACGCGAAGGTGGGCCTCGACTGGGAAGAGCAGCTCCGGCAGCGGGCCAAGGAGAAGGAACTGATGCGGGAACTGGGCCTGACGGAACCCGAGGCCCTGCCGCAGCCGGATGAGGACGACGAGGACGAGGAATCCTCCGCAAAAGAGAAGGCGGCCTGACGATGCCACTGCCCAAACCGAAACCGAAGGAATCCCAGGAACAGTTCATCGACCGCTGCATGGGCAACGCGGTGATGGTGCGCGAGTTTGACGACACGGGCCGGCGGCGCGCGGTGTGCCAGGCCCAGTGGGCCAACAGGAAGAAGGAGGCGAAGGCGGCGTCCGTGCCGACCGAGTTTTGGATCTGCGGCGAGGCGACAGGGCTGAACATCGAGGCCGCCGGCGACGAGGGTGACGGAAAGACGTTGCGGCGGTTCACGATGACCGCCTACACCGGCGGCGAGATGGTCCTCGCCGGCTGGCCGTATCCGGTGGTCGTGGACCTTAAGGGCCTGAAGATCCCGAAACAGTCGCGGCCGATCCTCAAGGACCACAACCGCAGCCTCATCGTGGGTCACACGGACAAGATCACCAAGACCGAGACCACGCTCGAGGTCACGGGCGTGATCAGCGGCGCGGGCCGCGTGGCCCAGGAGGTGGTCCAATCGAGCGAGAACGGGTTCCCGTGGCAGGCGTCGGTCGGCGCCCGGGCCGAAAAGGTCGTCTTCGTGCCGGAGGGCAAGACGGCCCGTGCAAACGGCCGCGAGTTCACCGGGCCGATTTACATCGCCCGGCGTGCGACGCTCGGCGAGATGAGTTTCGTGGCATTGGGAGCGGACGAGGACACGAGTGCAAGGGTGGCCGCCCAGGCGGCCCGACAGAACACGGAGGTGTTTGCGATGAACTTCGAACAGTGGGTGGAAGCACAGGGCTTCACGCTGGCGGACCTGTCGGAGAAACAGGCCGAGAACCTGAAGGCCACGTACGAGGCCATCGAGGCCAGCCAGGCCGGCGGCGAAGGTGACGATGGCGGCGAGGAGCCGTCTCCGGCCGACCCGGACGGGTCCGACGAACCGCAGGTCACGCAAGCCGCACCAAGCGCGGTGGAGGCGAAAGCGGCCGTCGAGAACCTGCGCGCCGAACTGGCCGCCGAGACGAAGCGCGTGGCCACGATCCGGAAGACCTGCGCCGGCAAGCATCCGGAGATCGAGGCGAAGGCCATCGAGGAAGGCTGGGACGAGACGAAGACCGAGCTGGAGGTCCTCCGGGCCTCGCGGCCCAAGGCCCCGGCGGCCCACGTGCCGGAGGCCGGCGTCAACGGCACGGTCCTGGAGGCGGCGTGCATGCTTACGGCGGGCCTCTCGGACGTGGAGAACCTGTACGAGGATCCGACGCTCGACGCCGCAAGCAAGCGGTTCCGTGGCGGCATCGGGCTTCAGGAACTCCTCCTGGAGGCGGCCTGGGCCAACGGGTACACGGGACGCAGCTTCCGTGCGAGCCGTGAGGTCCTGAGGTTCGCCTTCGCTCAGAACCTGTCGGCCGCCTTCTCGACCATCGACATCGGCGGCATCCTCTCGAACGTGGCCAACAAGTTCCTCCTGGAGGGGTTCTTCAGCGTCGAGCGGGTCTGGCGCAACATCTGCGCGGTGCGAAACGTCAGCGACTTCAAGACCGTCACCTCCTACCGCCTGATCGGCAAGGACCAGTACGAGCCGGTCGCGCCGGGCGGGGAACTCAAACACGGGACGCTGGGAGAGGAGCAGTACGCCAACAAGGCCGACACCTACGGCCTGCTCCTGTCGGTGGACCGGCGCGACGTCATCAACGACGACCTCGGGGCCATCACCACGGTGCCCCGCAAGCTCGGCCGGGGGTCGGGCCTGAAGATCAACGACGTGTTCTGGACGATCTTCCTCGACAATTCGGGGTTCTTCAAGACCGCCAACAAGAACTACCTGACCGGCACGGACACGGTCCTCTCGATTGACGGCCTGACGAAGGCCGAGGTCGCGTTCCTCGACCAGGTGGACTCGGACGGCAAACCCATCGGCATCATGCCGCAGATCGTCCTGGTGCCGACGGCCCTGAGCGCCATGGGCACGCAGCTCTACAAGTCGCTGGAACTGCGCGACACGACCGCCTCCACAAAGTACCCGGTCGCCAACCCCCACCAGGGCAAGTTCCGGGTGGAGGTCAGCCGGTACCTGGCGAACACCCATTACACCGGCGCGAGCGCCAAGGCGTGGTACCTGCTGGCCGACGCGGCGGACCTGCCGGTCATCGAGGTGGCGTTCCTGAACGGCCAGGAGTCGCCGACCATCGAGACGGCCGAGGCGGACTTCAACGTCCTGGGTGTCCAGATGCGGGGCTACCACGATTTCGGTTGTGCGCTTCAGGATCCGAAGGGCGGCACGAAAAACAAGGGCGAGGCGTAGGCCTCCGGAAAAGGAGTGATGGAACATGGCACAGGCAACATTCGTGCAAGACGGGGCGAGTATCGACTACACGCCCGGTTCGGACGTGGCGGCCGGTGACGTTATCGTGCTCGGCAGCCTCTCGGTCGCTATCGCCAAGCTGGACATCGCCAGCGGTGCCCTCGGGGCCCTGGCGACGCGCGGCGTCTTCGACGGGGCCAAGGTCACGGGCGCGGTTGTCGTCGGTGACGCCATCTACTGGGACGAGGATGGCGATCCCGTCGGCGGCGAGGCCGGCAGCGGTGCGTTCACGACCACCGCCTCGGACAACCTGTACGCCGGCCGGGCAGTGGTCGCGGCAGCGGAGGCCGACACAACCGTCCGGTTCGAGTTGCGCGAGACCGACGTTTTGAACGCGGGTCTGGCCAACTCAATCGCCGATCCCGGTGACGCCGGGGCGATCCCGGTCACCAGGAGCGGCACGTGCCCGCTCGTCACCGAGGGCGCCGAGACGCGCACACTGGCCATCCCCACCTTCGCCGGCCAACTGCTGAACCTCGGGTTCAAGACCGACGGCGGCGACTGCGTGGTCACGGCCGCCAGCGGCGTCAACCAGACGGGCAACAACACGCTGACCTTCGCCGATGCCGGCGACGAGATTCTGCTCGTGGCCATCGAGAACGGCGCGGCCCTGGCGTGGCGCGTGGTCTCGAATGACGGCGTGGCGCTGAGCACGGTCTAAGCCGGGCAGAGAGAGGGTCATGGCCGACATGCTCGAAGAGGGCGCGGCGTGGCTTGAGAGGATGCGGGTGGCCCATGCCTCCCGGACCGTGACGTACCAGCGTGGCGGCGACCTCATCGAGGTCCAGGCGACGGTCGGCCGCAAGGCCTATGAGATCGCCGACGAGTATGGCGCTGTGGTCCAGATGGATGCGACGGACTTTATCGTCGCGGCGGCCGACCTGGTTCTAAGCGGCGAGACCGTCGAACCGGAACCGGGCGACCGGATACGGATGACGGTCGGGGCGGGTATCGAGGTGTACGAGGTCCTGGCGCCCGGGCCGGGAATGGCGCACTCGGAGCCGGCCGACCCGTACCGGATGGCCTGGCGGGTGCACACGAAACACGTGGCGCAGGAGACGGTGTAATGGCAGAGCCGAGTGACCACGACCTTCTCATCCGCATCGACGAGCGGCTGGACGGCGTGGAGATGGCGCTCAAGAACCACCTGCGCCATCATTGGTGGATCACGGTTGCTGCGCTCGCGGCCGCGACGGGTGCAATCCTGACGGCTCTGATGCGTGCACTGTAAGGAGACGCTTTCGTGTCCACCATCATCAAGATCGCCGACGCCGTGGTCGGGCAGCTGAACCGTGCATCGCTGGGCGAGGAGTTCACCGCCGAGCGGGCCTACCGCCCCGTCTACGACCTGAAGGACATGGAGGAAGTTCACGTGTCGGTCGTCCCGAAGGCGGCAACGGAGGTGGTCCAAAACCGCGGCCGGACGCAAGGCGACTACACGGTGGACATCGGCATCCAAAAGAAGGTGGCGACCGACGAAGAGACGGACGGCCTGATGAACCTGGTCGAGGAGATCACCGGACATTTCCGGTTCCGTCGCCTGAAACTCCTCGGCGGCGGCGAGGCCGTCTGGATCGGGACGGCCAATGACCCGATCTACGCCCCCGAACACTTGGCCGAACTGGGCCAGTTCACCAGCGTTTTGAGCCTGACGTTCCGGGTTCTCTCGGCATAGGGGATTCCGGGTAGCGAAGGAGACGCGACGATGAGCGCGAAACTTGGCATGGAAGCGAAACTCTACCGCAACACCGGCACGTACGAGTCGCCGGTCTGGGCCGAGGTCGAAAACGTCAAGGACCTGACGCTGAACCTTGAGGCGGGCGAGGCCGACGTCACCACCCGCGCCAACGATGGCTGGCGAGCCACCATCGCCACCCTCAAGGACGCCTCGGTCGAGTTCGGCATGGTCTGGGACACGGAGGATACCGACTTCTCGGCCATCCAGGACGCCTACTTCGACGGCACGTCCATCGAGTTCGCGGTGATGGACGGCGACATCGCGGTTGCGGGCTCGGAAGGGCTGCGGGCGACGATGGCCGTGACGGGTTTCAGCCGCGATGAACCGCTCGAGGAGGCGATCACCGTCACCGTCACGATCAAGCCGACCTATGCCGACAACCCGCCCGACTGGTACGTCGTGCCGGCGTAATGTCATAAAACAGATTACTAACCCCCGATGGTAATCGGGGGTGGTGACGGAGGAGAATCGAACATGGCCACCCATCTGAC